TATTCTGTGTTCCTTGATCTCTCCATCCCAAAACATCAGCAGGGCTACCACAGTCTCTATCATTGTCCGTTACCGTTTGTGTATTTAAATTCTCTATTTGCGTCCTTTAGTTTTTCAATATCTTCTAAAACTTTATCCATTTGTTTACGCAAAAATTCTATGTTTACTTTGTTTAGTGCCATGGATTCTATATGTTTGTTTAGCTTGTCGGTCGACTTATAAAGATCCTCGATCATCATGAATTGTTCCGAATCGGCAGGCAATGAACCTAGTTGTCCACGTGGCCATTTGATTCTAAACTCTGTGTTCTCTTCTAAATCTTTTTCCATTAACTGTATTCGAGT